TCCCACACGCTTGATGGTGTGTTCCAATTATTATCTTCGCCAAATTTCCTTGTATTCAAATAACTCATCAATATATAATATATATAAAAAACACTTATATGTATTATATTTTTTGTTCCATATAATTTATATGGTGTTTTGATCTCTTATGTCTTGATGCGTGGCTGTGCGTGTGTGAGACGCCACATTCACATATTACTTTTCGTCCTTTGAATGCTTTGAGTCTTTCTTTATGTTTCTCTCTATATTCTTTATCACACGCACTCTTTCCAATACCTTTTGCTCTTATAAAATTAACACATTCATTATTTTCTATATGATATTGCTCTCTTGTTTTCATTTCTTTTTCATTTTCACATTCATATTCTTCAATCAATTCAATCTTGCAATTATCCAACAATTCATACGAGGCACATCTATGTGAATATGGCTTTCCTCCTTCATATTCCCTTTTATCTCTATTGTGTTTTTTGAGACGTTCTTCTATTTGTAAAATAGTAGATCCAATATATATTTTACCTGTATCATTACATACGATTTTATATATCTTACTGTGATGATACGGATTATTACCTATATTATTTTGATGACGACCTGATGTGATATGTCTATTCTTTTTATATTTTGTTATTTCAATCTCACAATCTTCACAATACCACATTATTGAATTATTATATCATTATGTCTTTAAGTTTGTTTTCCTCTTCTATATCCTGCCTCCCCCTGATAGCCTCCCCCCTTTTGACAAACTATGTACCAAATCTGCGCCTCGTTTGACTGCAGCACCCATCTCTGGATGACCTAGCGCACTACCGATTGGGACAGCGAGTTTACCGACCACACCTGAAACCTTATGAGCGAATCTCTTTAATCCTTGAAAGAAGTTCTTTGCAGAGCCACCAGCAAACGCCTGATGATAGTCAAGTTCAGCATCAGATCCACGAGCAGAAAGCACCATATCACCTGAAAGGTTACCAATAGAAGCACGAGCGCTGTTCGCACCAATACTAAAAGTACCAGTATTGCAGACGCACATATAAAAGGTAGGTTCATAATCATCTGAGCTAGTGTTCTCAACAGTCATACTAACTTGAATATTATATGAGCCATTTACACCAGGCGCTTCATTGGCTTGTAATCCAATGTCCTTACCCATTCTCAAACAAATAACAGATCCTCTGTATTTTTTAAACGCAGGAAAAGAGTAGTTCAAACCATTTTCTTGAGACATTCTGTATAATTGCTGACGACTAGCAGACGAGAATAAACCACTCTGATTTCCCCACGAAACAGATAATTTTTTAATAGGACAGAAACTATCAGAAACGTTAAATCCCTTAGTTTGTTCAGAGTGAGACACAAACAAATAGATCTTTTCAGGGATGACAGAAAGACGGATAGTGTCAGAGAGGACGTCCTTTTCTTCCCCAACAGGGATTGTTGCGACATTACGAATGTATTGCTGCATCTGATGATATGGGAGTACCTGAAGTTCAGGAAGTGGCTGCGTAATAGAAGGGGTGATGTAGTTAATCAAAAGTTCAGGAGCACGAGTAAACTTGACATCCACAGTGCTAATCTGGTCAGCAACATTAGGATTGATTGCGTGAGAAAGAATTCTATCCACCTTGCTTTTAAAACGCAGCGAAACACGAAGAGAATTCACATTAATAAAACCCTCATCCATATCCTGATATTGTTGGAATGGAGAGAGAAACAATGGCTCTGTAACAACACATCTAAGAGTCTTTAAATCTTCAGAAAGTTCGTAATCAAAACCACCACGAGGAGTTTCTTGTCCAGTCTCACCATAATCGTTAAGAGGAGAGCGTCCATTACCAATAACCAATTGGTCTTCATAATTCTGAAAACAATCAGGCATAGCAGGAGATTCAGACAAATGTCGGTCACGAGTCTCGGCATCATTACCATAACAGAGCATAGCGTGTAGTGTACTTCCTGTATTGTCAGAAATAGCCTCACCATTAATCTGTGCCTGAGTTACATCAATGAGAGATGAAAGGGGCATCTGACGGAGAGCATCGTGTGTTCCTATATCAAGTGGCTGGTCAACCACAACTTCAAAGTAGGCTCGGATCTTTATATTTCGGTCAATAATAGTCTTATCACTAGGAGGGACAACCGACCACATAGCGTTATTTAAGATATTATCCCACGAATCAGCATTGTTTACAGTATATGTTATACGTTCTCCTCCAACGAAGACGATGTGGTTCTTTTCAACATCTCCCTTGATGTTAGTTTTGGGGTCTACGACTTTAATCAAATCCATATTTCTTTATATAATATAGAAAGATAAAAAAATTTTTATTCAAGACAAATTGAAAAGACTCCTTGACTTTTTGCCTTAAATGTCTCTAAAACCTTTTTATTTTTTGCAATCTTTATGAGAAAATCTATAAAATCACTTATTAGTTCAAAATACAACGAATATACCGATGGGTCTAATATTTCCTTTAGACTATTCAATACAAATACCTTCTTTTCATTCCCTTTCTTATCCTTAAACTTACTTGCTTTAACCATATAATATGTTATCGTGTCATACATCTTTACTGGTAAATCATTCATCCTATTCGTATAATATGGAGAGAAAATTATCCCTATACTTTACTGATATTATGAGGCTATATTCTACATTTATGATATTTAATAAAATAGATTATAGCGATGAATTACTTAAATATAATATGTAGATAGAGTATATAATGCGTCCAAGCAAAAAACAATTATTGATTAATGAGGTGATGAAAGTGTCACCATCATCAGACGAGAAGACGTTAAACCGTATGACAATTCACAGCATCCAAGTGCTTTTATCCACACTAAACGGACAGGAAACAAAACCGATGAATGAGGTTGTTGGTGTGGTTGACAAGAAACTTACACGTAAAAAACGCCGTAAAGAGAGGGTGGTAGAAGAAGAAACGGAGACCATAGACGCAAATGATTATATTGAAACGACGGTAGGTGATATGGTAGAAGAAGAGGAAGAAGAGGAAGAAGAAGAAGAAGTGGAAGAAGTGGAAGAATTGGAAGAAGAAGTTATTGAAAAGCCTAAACCAGTAAAGCAAAAGAAACCAAACGCAAAATCAAAACGTGGACGTCCCCCAAAACAAAATTTAGAGATTGACCTTAAACCACACAAGACCGTCCCATCCAAGAAAATGAATGACGATAAAGCAAATATCAAAGAAATATTAACCGATTTCCGTAAAGAGATTACAAAATTAATCCAGCAATATAAGAGGATAAAGACAAAGACGGATGACCATAAAGAACAATTGAAAGGTATTTATAATGACCTATATGACAAAACGGCAAAAATGATTGAAGATGAGATTAGTAAGTCCTATTTCCCTGATGATAGTCTATATGATTATTCAGATAAGATGCTAACAAGTGAAAAGATGAGAATTCAAAAAATATTACAGTAGTGTGATATATGAATTTAGCCTCATATATTTATATAGAATAATTGTCCTATATCAATATATTTATGTTGACTTCTTTTTACGGACTACCTTCTTCTTTGGCTTTGGCTTCGCCGCTTCTGCTGATGCGGCTTCCTTCTTTTCCTTCCATAACTTGCTACAGGCTGCAAATCTTTCCTTCGCTGGGATATCCGTTAGTGTTGAATATGTTTCTTTAACAAATTGGTTGTATGCTGTTGGCGCACGTTTCACACGTTGCTTTTTTGCTGGTGGCTCAGGAGAATTCACAGGTGTTGATGGATCTTCCACATATGTATCGTTTTCCATATCACTCATTTATATATTCTATATAAAATATTTCTGTTTAAATAAAAATAATGTTTTCAATCAATTCTTTTTTAGAATATCAATAAAATTTTGATGATATAATGTCAAAATAGTAACAGCATAATCAGCGTCATAATGTTTATTGGATGCTAACATATAATTAAATTGGTCGTTTGATAATTCCCTGAATATTATACGAAGAGCCGCATACCTTCCACAAGTATTATCGTCTTTATTATTCTTTTGCATCCTTTTCGTATTGGATGTAACCGAATAATTGCTTTTATGGATTAAATCACTAAGATGTGGTACTAACCCTCCCATATTCCTGATGTTATATATTGAATATTCTAGTTGCTCGTCCATTTTCCTCCCATACGAATCGTAGAAAATCAATCTGTTCTTTTGTGTGGCGTCCCTAAACAAACAAACGAAATGACCATATAACCTATCATTCGTCTGATATAATAAAATAACTGCACCGTGTGGATTTAAAACAGCGTCTATGTTATCAAAATTCATCAAATCACTATATAACATCACTCGGCATTTACCATCTGTTAACGTTCTTAAATCGCCATCACTAAGTGATATTTCTTCTGCTTTTGTTATTACGTGATCTAAATTTTTCATTTATATATGTATAGAAAATATATTATTACCTATCTATTGCTTTGGATGGTTCCATCCCTCATACTAGCAATCAATATTTTTTTATTCTGTTTCTCTCGTTCTTCCATTTCACGTCTTCGTTTTTCTTGATCACCAATCGGCATATCACCTGGAATATAATTGCTATATGTATTCGTTCTACTAGTACCAACTTTTTTATATGGATCGCCTTCGTGGATTGAATGGTCTGTTGCATCCAATACCATTTTAGCCTCACCTAAATCACTTGCTCTACTAAATGTTTTCCCTACAGAAGACATTAATCTCTCTAATGTGGATTTTTGATATGACATTCTTATATTAACAATAGATAAAAAAAATCTATCAATATAATATAAATGTTTGCTATCGTAAGTAAAAATACAAAACTTAAGAAAATAGCCAAAATTAAAGGCGGTGAACACAAAAATAAATATTTGGTTATTAAACCCTATAAATATAAATTATCCGATGTTTCTAGTGCTTTAAAAAATAGATTGTCCAACGAACAAATTGATATTCTTGATGAAGCAATCAATACAGGATTTGAACCTGATAATGATTATATGAAAGACGTCTATTACGAGGCACTTGAAGAATTTAATAAACTAAAAAGAAAAGGAATAAAATTGCATAGCGGAAAATTTGAACGATTATTAGACTTTACTATGAACGAAAGAATATATGTCGCTGGTGCGAGTGGGAGTGGGAAGACATATTACTCTACGAAACTTGTGGAACAATACCTTAAACATTTCAAAAAAAGGAAGAAAGATAACGATTTCGTCTTGGTAAGTGGTGTCGCACCCTCTGAAAACCTATTGGATATGTTGCCTTATGAAATCGCACCAGAAGATATTGCGATGAATGGTTTAGCGGTTGATGATATACGAGATAGTATTATTTTATTTGATGACGTTTTTTCTCATCCTGACATTCGTGTTAAAAAAGGTGTCATATCATCTGTGAATAACCTGATTGAGACGAATCGCCACTCCAATACAACTGTAATTATGATAAATCACCTTCTTACCGACGCACATAACACAAGAAAAATATTGAACGAATGCTCATCGGTCGTCTTTTTTCCAAATGGATCGTCTAAATATTCCATCACTAAATATCTCTCCAATTACGAAAATATGGATGCTGATTTGATACGACGTATTGTTAACCTTCCGTCTCGCTCTGTTACACTGGTGAAATCGCATCAACCCAACTATATCCTTCACGAAAAAGGATCGTTTTTTATATAGAATTTATGATTTAATAATATTAAAAATATTGGATTATCATATATAATGAGTATTAAAATACTAAATATTATAGAAGACATAAAGGAAGAAATTAGCGATCAAAATTATAAGGTTATTTTAGAGACTTTAATGAAGATTAATTCTGATGACGAAAAACAAAAAAAGGAAATATCGCATAAGGACAATATTATAAAGAATATGAAAAATAAATTGATACGACTTGTAAACCGTTATATGGATATGAGTCTTTCATTTAATAATATTATTTTAGAACGTGAAGGTCTAATATCTGATAAATTTTTATACCCGGATGAATGCGATACCGGAGGAGATTGTTTCCATTCAATCATTATATGATTCGTTTATTTTCTACATTTTATATATCTAGGAAATATAACAATATGAAAACATATTCTATTTATAATAATCATTTCATTTTTTATTCTGATGGACGAGTTTATAAACTCAATAAGAAACATCGTGTCTATACTCCTATATCCATAAAAAATAGTGGTTATCAAATGATATCGTGCAGAGATGGAAATAAGGTGAAAACATTCTATTTACACAGATTGATTTATCAGGCATTCAACCTTGATGAAAATATTGATAAAAAACAAATAGACCATATTGACAGGGATAGGTCAAATAATAAGATTGATAATTTAAGGTCTGTTAATAGAAGAGATAATCTATTAAATAGACGATTTAGGAAAACGATAAAGATTAATTAAAAAATTGAAACATATTATTATGAATTTTTTTATATAATAATATGTGTCGTATATTGAGATTTTATGATAATGATTTTAGATTTTGTGAGGGTAAGATTCTCAGGAAAAATAAACGAAGTGGAAAATGGAAAAGATGTGATAATCTTAAACCAAATGGTAAAGGTTATGTTCGTGTTACTTTGAGAGATGATAATGGTGATATGAAAATGTTTAGTTTACATCGTATCGTCTATAAAGCCTATCATACTGAATGGGATATTACGAATGGTTCAATGGATAATTCAATAGATCATAAAGATGGTAATAGGACGAATAATCATATTGATAATTTACGTGTGGTTACGAATCAACAAAATTGTTTCAATAGATCAAGTGTAAAAGGATGTCATTATCGTAAACGAAATAAAAAATGGGTTGCAGAAATAAGACTAGATGGGAAACTTAAACTTTTGGGATATTATAAAACCGAAGAAGAAGCGAGGCTAAAATATCTTGAAGCCAAAAATATATATCACATTATTCCTGTGGTTAATTAATTGTTTACGAAAACAGAATGTTATTATAATATAAATATTTTTTGAAAGGTAAAATAAGAAAATGGAGAGAAACAAAAATGAAAAAAAAATGTTAAAATGTTAGTCCAAAAATATGATTTCTTTGTTTAATCCAAGTTTATAACACACAAAAATACAATCAAACCAACATCTACCAGATACCTGATTTTTCTTAGAGAACTGCATACGTCTTTTGGGAATCAAAATTGATATATCCTCACCTTTATATTTATCCATAAAGAATTGTTTAGTTAAAATACTAACAGGTGATATCATAATAAAGGGTTTATCTATTTCTCTCAACATATCAAACACTTTTTTCTTTTTGGAAAAGGGTGGATTAGATATTACAATATCATACGTATGTCTTTGGTGGTTTAGAAAAAAGTCTTCATCTTCGTGAATTACGTTATCATAACCTATCCCATTTAATATTTCTTTTGATCGTCCGCTACAGTAAAATGGCTCATATATTATCTTATCAAATGGTACAAATGGAATGATACACTCCCAAATAGCCTCAGTCGTCTCATAATCATCATCTTTTTGGAATGATGTCATTCCAGACATCAACGGCAAAGATGACATATATATATAGATATTAGATTACTACTATTTATATATATATATTGAAACATACTTAAAGTTATATAGTTATATATATTACTATATATGAACGGTTGGAGGATTAAATGTGAAGATACGATTTTTAATGGAGAAACACCATTTACTGAAGATGTGAAAACAGATACTCTTGAACGTATTTTAAATTCAGGGTATAATTATAGATATACAAATAAAGACATCGGATATAAAACGCTGCACACACACATCACGAATATATTAAAAAAAGTAAATCATAACACTCTTATAAACACTCCTAAAATAAAGGATGGATATGGAAGGGCTTATTATGATAAATCTCTTTCTATCGGAAATCTACCTAGTGATATAAGACACACTATCGCACGTGATAAATATATTGATTTTGACCTTGACAACGCTCATTTCAATATATTATATCAAATATGTATGAAAAATAACATTCCTGAAAAAAACTATAAACAGATTAAATATTATTGCGAAAATAGAGAAAATGTAATTGAACAGGTTGTCCATCATTATTTTAATATGGAAAGAGATGATAATGGTTATGAGGCTAAAAGAAAACAGGTGAAACAACTATTTATACGTATGGGCTTGTATTTAGGTGGTTTTAAAAAATGGAAAAAGGAAAATGGTTTATCTGACGATTGTGAAGTGCTGCCTATGTTATCTCAGATTAAATCTGAAGTATGTTTTATTACGAACAATTTTATCATTCCAAATAATAAAAATATATATAACCAAATTACCGAAGATATAAAAAACAAAAAAGAGAGAGATGCTAACTATTTTAAAGATCCAAAATCTACAATCGTCTCACATTATCTGTCTAATTTAGAACGTGAGATTGTTGAATATGTATTGAAATCACTCAACGACGATTTTGATATTGACGAATATAAATGTATTTATTGTTATGATGGTTTTATGTTGCATAATGATATTGTTAATCTTGTTTTAAAAGGTGGCGGATTGAAGGATGTTAATCAAATATGTAATCTGTTAGAACAATATACAGAGGATTCAGGATACGATATGAAATGGTCCATCAAGCCATTCACTAAAAATATTTTACCTGAAATAACAGCACTTGAAGAAGAGAACGAAAAGAAAAAAGTTGTTTACCATATTGATATTGAAACTCTTGGTAAG